AAGAAATCTGCGAGTAAAAAGTAATGGCAACTTCAGGTACTACAGCATTTAACATGGACTTCACGGAGATCGCTGAAGAAGCGTGGGAACGTGCTGGCCGTGAAATGCGCTCTGGATACGATTTGCGTACTGCACGTCGGTCCATGAACCTGATGACCATTGAGTGGCAGAATCGTGGGATCAACTTGTGGACGATTGACGAAGGCACTGTAAGCCTTGTTGCTGGTACGTCCGAGTACGATTTACCAGCAGACACCATTGACCTTCTTGAGCAGGTCATACGTACCGGTGCAGGCAACCAATCAACACAATCTGACCTCACGATAAGTCGTATTAGCGTAAGTACCTACGCGTCTATCCCAAACAAGTTATCGCGTGGTAGACCTATTCAAGTATGGATAGAACGCCTACGTGACAACCCTAAGATCAACGTTTGGCCTGTGCCAGACACAAACGACTATACCTTTCGTTATTGGAGGCTACGCCGTGTCCAAGATGCGGGTGCTGGTTCCGAGACTTCAGACATGAACTTCCGCTTTTTTCCATGTCTTGTTGCGGGTCTTGCATACCACATCGCTATGAAAGTGCCAGAGCTTGCTGAACGCTTGCCTATGCTAAAACAAGTATATGAAGAGCAGTTCGCATTGGCGGCGGGCGAAGATAGAGAGAAAACACCAGCTCGTTTTGTTCCTCGCGCCATGAGGATCTGACATGGGTAATCGATTTGCGTCAAGTCAAAAAGCACTCGGCGTATGCGATGTATGTGGTTTTACGTACAAACTGCGTGAGCTACGTAATGTTTACAAGAAAGGACGTGATACAAACATTAAATCATGTCCTGAATGTTGGGATGGGGATCACCCTCAGCTAAAGCTGGGAGAGTTTCCTGTTAATGACCCACAAGCGCTACGTGATCCACGTCCTGATTCCAATCAGTATGCGGCTAGCAGAGCGTTAATAGAGCCAGTCAAGCCGGTTGTCGGTACTGGATTTATAGGGCAAGCTACAGTTCAGATTTCGTAGGAGTAATTATCATGCGTAAGAAAGCACCAAAAGCTACTAAAAAGCCTAGCCAAAAGAATCGAAAAGTGAAGGTTCGAGGCACTGGCGCGGCTACAAAAGGACTTTATGCACGCGGTCCTATGGCGTAAATCATGAACTATACCGAGCTGAAAACTAACATTGAGGACATCACTGAAAACACGTTCACTGATGATCAGCTCGCTATGTTCACGGAACAGGCTGAACAGAAAATTTATAACACTGTTCAAATCCCCGCGCTTCGTAAGAACGTTACGGGGACGCTTACAGCGAGTAATAAATACCTAGCTACCCCCGCTGATTATCTGTATACCTATAGTTTAGCGGTTGTAGACGGTAGCGGTAATTACCATTTCTTGTTAAACAAGGATGTGAATTTTATTCGTGAAGCGTATCCAGTACAGACTACTACAGGATTACCTAAACACTACGCTAACTTTGATGATGATAGCTTTATTGTGGGACCAACTCCTGATAGCGGGTATACAATGGAGCTTCACTACGGGTATTACCCTGAGTCAATAGTAACGGCGGGTACTACGTGGTTAGGCGAAGAGTTTGATTCTGCGCTCTTGAACGGAGCGTTGGTGGAAGCCTTGCGTTTTATGAAAGGTGAGCCAGACCTCGTACAGATGTACGAGCGCATGTACGTACAGTCGCTGAAGTTACTCAAAAACCTTGGCGATGGTAAACTTCGCGGCGATACTTATCGTTCAGGACAACCTCAGATACCTGTAACTTAGGGGATAAAAGATGGCAATTACTCAAGCAATGTGCACGTCATTCAAGAAAGCGCTTCTTGATGGCGAGATGGATTTTAGTTCAGATACGTCGGCAACGTTCAAAATAGCGTTGTTTACTTCGTCTGCAACTCTTGGAGCGTCTACAACAGCGTACGCAACAACAAACGAAGTGTCAGGAACTGGGTATACAGCAGGTGGTAACACGTTAACTGTTGTGGCTCCCACGACGTCTGGGACTACTGCGTTCCTAGACTTCGCAGATACAACGTGGTCTACCGCAACAATCACCGCGCGGGGAGCATTGATTTACAAGTCCGGGGGCGGCAATCCTGCTGTTGCTGTTCTTGATTTTGGTGCAGATAAAACGTCTACCGCAGGCGATTTTCAGATTCAATTCCCAGCGGCTGACGCATCTAACGCGATTATTCGTATAGCGTAATGCCCTCCTCTGTCACGTATACAGGGTGGGGTTCTACCGCTTGGGGCCAAGGCTCTTGGGGTACAGATCTCACCATTGTAAACGTCGATGGAGTAGGAGCTACCGGCGCAGTTGGCACCGTTGTTGTCGCCGCTGATGCCGATGTAAGTGTTACTGGATTAGAAGCTACTAGCGCACTTGGTAATGTTACCGTTACTGGTGCGGCTACAGTTCAACCATCAGGACTTGAAGCCACTGGTGGTATAGGAAACGTTCTTGTTGTTGCCGACGCTAATGTCGGCGTTACCGGTGTCGCCGGTACTTCCGCTTTAGGTTCTGTCACCGTCACCGCTGATGCAAATGTTAGCGTTACGGGTCTTTCTGCTACGTCTGCGCTTGGCACAGTCTCTGTTGTTGCTGACGCAAATGTCAGTGTCACAGGAGAAGAAGCTACCACAGCCCTTGGTTCTGTCACCGTCACAGGTGATGCGAATGTATCTCCAACCGGTGTTGAATCTACAGGTGCGATAGGCACCGTCAGCGTTTCAGGCGATGCAAACCTCGCAGTTACTGGCGTTGCAGGTACGACGGCGCTTGGTACAGTCGTAGTCGCCGCTGATGCTATCGTCTCTCCATCAGGTCTTGAAGCTACTACTGGCCTTGGTTCTGTCACCGTTACCGGCACAGCTAACGTATCCCCAGCGGGGCTCGAAGCTACTAGCGCTCTTGGAACGGTCTCTGTTGTCGCTGACGCTAATGTCAATGTTACTGGTGTTGCGGCTACAGGAGCTACTGGCTCAGTCACGGTTATCGGTGACGCGATTGCAACTCCGTCAGGTCTCGAAGCGACCGGCGCAATCGGAACTGTACACGTTGCAGTCGTTGTTGATGTTATAGTTACGGGAGTTGAAAGTACCGTAAGTTTAGGTACAGTAACTGTTACTGCTGGAGCAACTGCACTCCCAACAGGCGTAGAAGCCTCGGGTGCAGTCGGAAACGTGTTCATCTGGGGTGAAATACCTACAGATCAGACACCAGACTGGCAAGCGATTTCTGACGGACAAACGCCAACTTGGGGTAACATATCATCAGGCCAAACCCCAAATTGGCAGAACATTACAGATACGCAGAGTCCTTCTTGGGGTAATCTGGATACAGACCAGACGCCAAATTGGGACGATATAGCCGCTTGAGGACAAGAGAATGGCAACACAGTACACCAGCATACTTAAACTAGCGCTTCCCGTACAAGGCGAGCTTAGTGGTACTTGGGGCGATGTTGTAAACGACAACATCACTTCGATGGTAGAAGAAGCCATCGCAGGCCGCGCAGTCATCAATACATGGACCGCTAACTCTCACACACTAACCACTGCCGATGGCACGACTTCTGAGTCTCGTGCGGCGATTCTTACTCTGACTGATACAGGCACAGCGTTGACCGGTGCAGGTACGGTTATTTGTCCAGCGGCGTCTAAAATTTACATCGTTGAGAACGGTACAGGCCAGACAATCACTGTCAAAACGTCTTCTGGTACGGGTGTTGCTGTACCAAACACCAAGAACATGGTGGTCTTTTGTGACGGTACAAACGTCGAAGAAGGCATCACAAACATTAACAGCCTTACACTTAATGGCGACGGCGCTACCGTTTCAAGCATTAAAGACGAAGACAACATGGCGTCTAACAGCGCCACAGCACTCGCCACCCAGCAATCGATCAAGGCGTATGTTGATTCTCAGGTTGGTTCTAACAACGAACTCTCTGAGGTTCTGGCTAACGGCAACACCACCGGCGGCACAGACATCTCGGTCTCGTCAGGCGACGACATCACCTTTGCTGATTCTTCCAAGGCTACCTTCGGTGCTGGCTCTGACCTCGAAATTTTTCATAATGGGTCTGACAGCTTCATTAAAGATGTAGGCACAGGTAGTTTGAAAATTGCTGGAGCTGACGTAGAAATCAGCACTGTTGGCGGTAATAAGTATTTCTCAGGCTCTGTTAACGTAGCCACACTTTTTCATACCAATAATCCTAAGCTCGCCACCACCTCCACAGGCATCGACGTAACTGGAGTTATTACCACAGACGGCGTTACAGTCGCAGGCAACCTGTCAGTCGATGGCGGCACAATCAAGCTGGATGGTAACTATCCTACGGGTACAGAAAACGTAGCACTTGG